GCTTTTATCATCGCACCTTTTTTAGCTGGCTTCGGTCCTTTAAAATCTTTTCGTTTTACACCACTTGGGTCTTTTATTTTACCGGCACAAATCTTTGATGCATAGGCATTTGCATATGCACTTGGATAAACCTTAAATTTTCTTTTTGCTGCTGCTTTCCCTCTCGGGCATAATTTTGTCATAATAGATCCTTTATATATTCGGCCATACCGCCCATAGAAAAACCTTCCATTTTTTTTGAACCCTTATTACTAGCACCCTTTCCAAGATCTCGCAAAGCATCTAAACTTAATCCTCTAACTGCCTTTTCAGCTGATTCAAGGTCTTTAACTGTAAGTCTATCTTCTCCCGCCATTTCACGAGCTATTCTATTCATAGCTCTTATTCTTGCTTCTTTTACGTCCTTTGAAGTCATTCTATCACTCATTTTTAAATGTCCTTATAATATCAATTTTATGTTCATTAGTTGATACAATATCTACCTGTTTGTCTATCTCGTCTATGATGTTTGGGTGTTCCCCTATGCCAACAGAACTATTCAAATAAATTTTTATAGTTGCATTAGCCTTTTCAATATTGCCATCATAAACTTTTACTAAAGCATTTATAATATCATCTTTCATTATAGTACCACCTTTTTTTTCTTTTTTCTAGTCTTAGCATACTTTCGTTTTTGTGGACCTTTTTCTATTTGTTGTTTCATTTGATTTCTACCCATTACCATGGTATATACCTCGTCTTTCCTTTATCTTTATAAGCTTTTAAACTTTGTTTTCTCGGGTTTTCACTCACATAAGATACGTGAATCCACCCACTTTGTGGATCTGATTCTTTGTAAAATTCTAATATAAGCTGATCAAAAGTCAAATTATTTTTTATCCACTCAGCTAAAACTTTGTTATCCACACTCAATACCTCAATGTCGGCAGCTTGACCTTTTGTATGTTGTGATTTAGCCGAACTACCAATAGCATGACAAAGTTCAATTGATCTGAACCCTGAACTAACAATAACTGGTTTTTCAAACCTGTCCCTAATTTTTTGTAAAACATTTTCACACAAATTTTGTAAATGAAATATTTGCTGACTGCTTGGTGAATTATCAATACCCAAACGTAAAGCTGTTTGTGATTTAGTCAGTTCGCTAAGTGTAAAGTTTTTGGACAAATTCATCAATCTTTTCAAATGGCCATCTAATGATTGACCAAAAGACCCCTATAAATAAAACAAACAAAAAAACAAATACAAAAATAGTTGTTATTACAAAATCCAAGATAGGGCTAAAATAATACATAACGCCACTATTATAGGATCTTTGTTGTTTACGTACAAGTCCTTTATCATACCTTTGTACATTAAAATTTTTTCTAACATTTCCATCTCCTTCTTGCCTGACAAATTCTTTTGTTAGGCGTTTTCTTACAATTAATATTATGCATTCTAGCCTGTCCTGCACTACGAGCGCAAAAAGACTTTCTGCGTTTGGCTGCTTTACTGCCTTTTTTTACTTTACCAGTTACAGCTGTTTTTAACTTTGAGCCAGGGTTTTTGCGTCTGTACGCTTTCACCCCAGCTTCAGTCATTCCAGCTCCTGACTTTGTGGATCGGTAATACTTTTTATTACGAGGAGGCATACCCCCCTCTTTGTAACCAAGCAAGTCAAGATCGTCATAATAACTATCCATTGTCAGTATCAGCAGTTACTGGTGTAACAAAAACAGTCACAGACGTAACATTTGATATTGTTAAATGCATGTCTGTTTTAAACACAATACCATCTAGTGGTATGTCTACTTGATATTGATCGGCTGCACTACTAGCTGGTGTTGTAATGACGAGTTTTTGTGTACCACTAGCACCACCATCTTTAAAAGTTAAAGTGCCTGCACTAGCATGACCAACATAGTAAATAGACAATAATCTAGTTCTACCAGACTGTATTGTGCCTGTTGATGTTAACGTTTTTGCACCTACATCAGAGTTCATGATTTACTCCTATCTATCAGATGCAGCAAACATATAATCAATTGACGTAACTTTAGTACCAGTAGCATTACCTGATAAAGACATTGCCGCTATTGTTAAAATTTCATCACTTGGAATATTATCTGTATGTGTTGCAACTAATTTTCTATTTACAAAAAAATCAACTTTACCTGTGCTTTGACAACGAATACTTAATGTAACATCAGTATCGTTTTCCATGTCAATACCTGAATCTGTTGATGTTTCTGTACCATCTTTTTCTGTTTTACAAAGAATTGATGCATCTCCATCATCTTTTTGAAAAACAATACGATCAGTTGCAGCTAACATGTTTTCTGGATTTGTTGCAAAATTAATAGTAAAACCAAAACATAAATCAGTGTCAGTTACATCAGATGTTCTAACTTTTGTTTCAAACCAGAGATCTTTATTTGATTGTACTTGAAAGATTTCGTTCTTTTGTATTGAAGCGCCATCATTATCTGTGGTTGCTGTTGAGTTTAAGTTTACTAAACCATTCAGTTGATCTGCTGCAATCGCTACAGACGCGCCTGAATCTTTTACGACAGTCCATCTATGACCTGTGTTGGAGTCAAATCCAATTCTATCAAAGTCATCAAAATAAACTACGTAATCTGGGTTTTTATCAATTGGTAAATTTTCAAACCACTTCTTTTCGTTGTTCTTACCTGCAAAAAGAATAGGTCCTGTAAAATGTACTCCTGCCATTTTTTCTCCTAGTTTAAAAGATATAGTCCTCTAGGGTTGTCTGCCAAGTCAGTCTATATCCAGTTTATATTGTCTTGGTATTTGTATTATACAAAAAAAAAGGGGACTCGTAAGTCCCCCTCTTTTTTAACGAAAGAAAAGAAGTTAAGCTGCTCCTGGTGAGCCGAAAATACCTCTTGGATCAGAGAAACCAAAAGAGTATCTTTCTCTTGCTTTAAATCTTACATTACCTGTATCAAAGTCACCTTCAATAGCAGTCTTAATTGGACTTCTAACAAACATTTTCATGCCGTTAGGTGCATCTGTCATAATGAAGAAAGCATCAGTATCTGTTAGATAGTGATTAACTCTATAGCCTTGTGGCATCATACCCATAGAAGCCATAGCGTTAATATCATTATCAGCAGTACCGACTCTTTGTGGAGTTCTTAAAATTCTTTCTGCAGTAAACTGTAGTTCTTTTGGAATAACCAGTTTAACACCTTGCATAGCAATTTTAAGTCCTCTTTCATCAACAAATGCAGCAATGTCAATCAGAGATTGCTCTAAAGATGTTTCTGAAAGGTCAGCTGCAGTTGATAGTTCATTTGCAAATGTACCACCAGTAGCAATTGGGTGGGCAGTAGAACAAAGTTCAACACCATCACCACCTGCAAAGTTAGAATCAAATGCGTTGTTAAGAACATTTGCAGCTTTTACTTGTTTAGTGTTAGCCATAGAACGAGCTAAGGCTCTTGTATAACGAGCCGCTAATCTGTCATACAGATTATCTTCAATCGCTTCTTCAGTGATAGCGAATGCCATAGCAATAGTCTCGTGAGTATACCTTGCAGTAAAAGATTCAGTTGCTTGGTCAAAAGTAACCGCGCTACCTTCTTCTTTAACTGGTGCAGACCCGAAACCTGTTAGCATTACTTCTTCTTCAAAAGCTCTATCCGATGCTTCTGCAGCAAATATTTCTGCGTGTTCGTTTTCGTATCTATTGTATTCTAAGCCAAAGAGAGCATTTAAACCAGGCTCTAGCTCTTTGACCAGTTGCGATCTTGAAATAGCCATATTTTATCTCCCTTATACCCCTGTATCCCCAGCAGCAGCTGGTGGATTCAGAAAATGGTTTTGAATACGAACAATTACATTTGCGTTAGCAGTAGTAGTGTCCGAGTTGTTAACATCTTGGCTTATATCAACAGCTTGAAGTGGTATTGCATTTGTAGAATCTGCAGTACTTGTATCAAGTTGCACTTTAGATATGCCGGTTGCTGTGTTCCCAGTTACGTTGGTAGTTTTGTAGCCGATAAACAGACCTGCTCTAGTAAAAGCTTCATCTGAGTCAACTAAAAACAACGTATTAGGATCATCAATTACATTAGCAACAATATCACTAGCATTAATACTACCAGGATAAAAATTACTAAAGGTTGGTTTCTTCGTGGTTGGATCAGTATAAAATACACCATTGAAAACACCAATTGGTTTCACAGCTCCTGAACTTGCAGTAACATCATAACGTTCAATGTTACCTGCTGCTACTGGAACTACCAAGTCACCTTGGAAAATAGCTGTTCCATAATTGGCTGCAATAGTATACCTATTCTGAGCATTATTCCACGGAGCACCATTGAGCGATTTATAAGGTCTAAGACCAAACTTTTCACTAACATTTGCCATTT